CCTTGGATAAACGGCCTCGTAGCTGCTTCTTACCCATTCGCTCTCTAGCAAATCGTCTGATTATTGATCCCTTAACCCAATTTGTCTCATCAGTCCAAGCACCAGCTTGCGAGTCAAATCGAATTAGAGCTACTTTATTTACCATTTTGCTCCCGTTCTGTAATCCCTAAATGGATTAACGGGTTAAATGTATTTAATTAAATCTATTTAGACAAGTAGTAGCTCGGCGAGTCGTATATCTAGAAAGCCGCATAGGCGCTCGCTGTGCTCTCTATTGGCAAAGTCGGTTGTCACAGGAAGGCTCTTTAAAACCCACTCAGGCTCGATTAGAGCGCCTAAATCGAACTGGTAGATACCTTTAGGGGTTGCGTTGATATAAAGCGTCCTAGCGCCCGTTCTAGCCCTTATATCGGCCAGATAATCCCACTTCTTCTTTTCAATCATCAGGCGGTCATAATGGGTCCTACGGCATTTAAGCTCAATATAGGCATCTTTGGTAATGCCATCGGCTCGGTCGGTCGCTGATAAAGGCATCAAGTCTGGATAAAGCGACTTGAGAGCCTCAAAGAGCTCAACCTCGCGGAAGTAAATTAGTTATCTTCCTCGCCATCTTCCCAACCAAGTTTGCGGATTGGGTCATTGGCATCGACTATCCAATCAGGATAGGAGCTGCGATCCATAGCAAAAGCCAGCGAAGTGCCTTCATCCATCCCAGCTCTGCGACAAGCTTTATAAACTTCATTGGCAGCAATAGCCCAGAAATCAAGCTTTGTAAGCGGTGTTTCTTTAGTTGTCTTGCGTCTCTTAGGACGCTTAACTGGCTTTCTACTTACGCGCTTTCGCGTTGCCATTTTTGACTCCCTTCGCCAGAGCCAATTCTAACTGAGACTCCATTTTATCAAGTCGCGACACTATGGGAATGTTCTCAAGTTTGATTATGTATCTAAGCCCTGCAATCAGCAGGGCAATAGATCCTAGAACTGAAGCAACTAGGGTTGCTAGTTCAGCAGCGGCCATTTAGTTAATACGGCCGTAGCGCTCGTAATTGGGATTTAGCCAGTTAATGATGCTAGGCAAGACTGACACTAGAGCTGCATTTGCAATTGCAGCAGGGTCGAATCCCACCGCTAGATAGGTCGCTAGTGCTGCTGCTAGAAATGCTTTCGCCCAGCTTTCGGCTGCTTTTTTTAGGTCTTTCATTAGATTCTCCTTCAAGGTCGAACCATTTGCCATCTGTGTCTCCCAAGCTAGTAAATGATATATGGAAGTGACTACGATGCGGATTAGCGCCTTTATAAGTCCGGCGCTTCCAACCCAGTATTGGGCTCATAATCTTGCCGTCATAGATAATATATTTAATGCGCTTATCGCCGCGCTTAGCGCATTTACGCAGCTTCTCAACTAGCGCATAAGCTTCTTCTTTGTGAGCGCTTAAATCTGCGTCAATGTCTAAAGCTCTGACGATTCCTCTTGCGTCTGGTATATGGTCAGAATTGCCTTTTGCAAGATGCCGAGCATCAGCCACCCAACCATCAGACTTCCTATCGCGATCAGGATAATCATCGTCAATCTGATTCCTTAGTTGGATTCCAGCAGCGCATAATTTAGGCATATTAATTATTTAGCACAATTCCTCAAGATTATGCTAGAGACCTAAAGCAGCCTTTAAGTCAGGCAGACTCAAGCCAACACTAGCCAATTTATCTTCAATAGTTGCCTCAGGTGCAACAGTTGTGCCATTGTGGGCTGCAACTACGGCTGCTGCCTTGGCCTCATCTGCTGGCTTAATATCTAGTAAAAGATTATCGCCATCTACTTTGACTGAAGTAGAGTCGTAGGAAATAGCAACTGAGAAAGCATTTAACTCATCTCTTAATTCTTTACCATTTAGATTTTCTGGTTTAATAAAATTTATCATTATGCTCCTAAATAAACAAAATTAGCCTGTGAGCGCTGTGCATTTCCATTACCGCCAAGAACATTTAAATTACCGCCGCTATTTTGATAAGCAGTAATGCCTACCCAGTCTGAAACCGCTAAATCTATAACTGCGGTCAAAATGCCTGTTCTTCTAACTGAAGCATTACCTTCAACGCTAAACTCTGCTAATCCTGTTCCATTTTTTAACATTGTAATAAATCTATCTGATGTAGAAGAAGTTTGCCAAGAAACAGTGACAGTAAATAGATATTTTCCAGCGTAACCTGCGGGAACAGTAAATCGGTTTGGATTAGTTGAATTATTGTGAAAAGCATTTGTATCAGCAATTTCTACATCCCAATTAACGGCTGTTTCGGCAGTATTTGGTATGGCTTGATTAGCGTTTAGATAAGCGATAGCACCGACAAAACTAGGACTACTAGGAGCAGCCCACTTGAGTCCTGTCGTTTGTGCAGAATCCGCTACAAGTGTGTGGCCGTTTGTGCCGACTGCTAGTCGGCTAAAAGTATCTGCGCCTGTTCCAACTATCAAATCACCTTTAGCGTCATAAGCGGTTGCAACTGTGTTAGTTACTACTGGGATTGGTCCAGTTCCTGAAGCTACTGATATACCAGTTCCGGCTTGCACTTCAGTAATATCGCCTTGATCATTATTAATCCAGGCTGGCACTCCACCGGAAACAGCTAAAATTTGCCCGTTGCTTCCAATCGGCAATCTGGTATTTGTATTCGCAGTTGCTGATCTATAAGCAATATCGCCAAGTGTTGTTTCTGGATTTAGATTTTTAACTGTTGTATCAGCTGAATTGCCTAGAGTGCGGATAGCAGCTGCGCCATCCTTGACGAGATCGGTATCGTCAGGGGTATCCCAGCCATAGTTAGTAGTCGTTGCCATTTAGTCTCCTTATGCCACAATTGTAGCGTTATACCATTCCAAAGCAGGGTTAATTGTGTTCCAGAGCTCTGTGGCTGGCACATCGCTCCATTTCATTGCTTGCAAGCTAAAAGCAATTGGCGATAGGTTCATCGTCAAATCTAAGCGGTTTAGCCCAGCTGTCCAAGTCCAACCCTCAACAAATCCTTGAAATTCGCCATTGACCATATTGGATGGCAGATTGACAATATTTAAGGGCATACCCATAAATACATTTAGCAGATTATCGCGGTCGGAATTATCTATTTCTGTGTTGCCCAATGGAAAAGTTATTTGTCGTAAAGCAAATTGAGGATAAGCGCGTATAAGCAGATAGAAAGCAGCTTGGGCATCAGCATCGTGACTATGGCGCAATGTAGTCGATATTGTGCTAGCTAGTTGGCCATATAGAGCTATTGAAGTTGCGTCTGAGTCGCTGACTGACGCGCCAGCTGTGCCATAGCCAACTGTTATAGCATTGCGGACATCACCAGCGCGCTTAACAATTGATAGCGCTGGGCCAATGGCTTGATTACCATCCAGATCAACATAACCATTAAGACCTAAATACTGCGAGCGGTGTGTGGAATCGGCGTAAGAAATGCGACCTTCAGCATCTTCGTATAAATAACCTAGTCCGCTAGTAGCAAAGCGAGAAGCTAAATTATAGACTGTGTCGTTTAAGCCAGTCTCTGAGTGCAACTCATAATCGCCTGGGGTATCTATTTCGCCATAACCAGTATTTTCGGCATCTGCCCATTGAGTCGTAGCATCATAATCATTCCAAGCTTCAGCAGCTGGCACTTCATTCCATTGATCAAATAATACATTCTCTAACAAGGCAGCAATGCGGTCTCCATCAAATTGATGGGCAAAGTTGCCTGTATAGACTGCTCGAGCAAGTCGAGCTAAAGCTCCTACTGCAACTATTCGTATTTGTTGGCTAGTTGCCGTTGATCCTGAGCTCTGGACTGTAATGCCTAGATCAGTTATAAAACCACCAAAGATGGCTACATAGGCATTATTCGAATCTTTGACTTCTACTGTAACTGCGTCATTGACTTCATAAGAAATTGCTGATTCTGCCGTCTCTATAAGAGTTAAATTGCAATAGCCAGCGATAGGCTGCGAATAAATATCGTTGCGACCAGAGGTGATTGTTAGGCCGCTAAGAGTTGCATTGGTGACTGTAGTGCCAGCAACCTTAACTCGATAAACTGGATTCCAAAGTGTCATTGAGCTACTAGACCGCCAAGAATAGCGCCACCGCCGCCGTTGCGAGCATTGCTAGTGTTTAGAGCTAATACGACTGCTCTGGTAAATCCTTCTTCATCTATTGCACTTGGAGCATTGACATTGACAATAACATTGCCGCGTTCTTCGCCTTGTCTAGCAGCTGCGACATCAAAACTTGAAGGAATAGCTTTACCACTTGGCACTAGGATTGATGGCGCGCTAGGAACTGTTGCTGCTGTAGATGGCGCGCTAGGTGTGGTCGATGGCTTGGGAGCTGTGGGGATACTAGGGCTACTAGGTGCAGTTGCTATCTTCGGTAGCGTAGAGCTGCTTGGGGTGCTTGGCGCTAGAAATGAAGGCTTGGAAATGGTAGATACATTAGGCAATAAGGGAACTGCATTATAAGCGCGAATTAAAGTATTAATCGCATCTATAGCAAAACTGACTGCGCTCTTAATGCCATTAACTACTGCGCCAATGACATCAAGTATCCCACCTGCAACTTTGCCGATAAAACCTAGCGCTGATCCTAGATTGTTAAGTAATACTGGCACTACAAAGTCTTTGATAAAGTTGTAAAGTGTTGTCAGCGCATCTTTGTTGCGAGCAATGGCATCGGTGACTGGCTTTAACGCCGCATCCTTAAATTCGATAAATTTAGGTATAACTGTATTTATAAAATAATCTAATAGTCTTTGCAAAGTAGGCAATAAAGCAGCGCCTACTGCTTCTTTGGCTTCATCAAATCCGATTTTTAGTCTGGCTATCTGGCCTTCAAAAGTGTTGGCTTGAACTGTAGCTGCGCCGCCAAAAGTTTCTGCTAATTGCTCAACTGTGCCTTGTAATCCCAAGGTCTTTATTTCAGCGGCTGATAACCCAATGCCTAGACGGCTTAGAGCTCCTGTATTGCCTTCATAAGCCTTAGCCAAGGCATTAGATACTGTCTCAACATCTTTGCCAGTAGCAGCTGAAACATCTAATGCTAGGGTCAATAAATCCTGAGACTTAGTGACTGATCCTGTGGCAGTTGCTAGGCGCTGTAGCGCTGGCCTAAGTTGGTCATCAGCAACACCAGTAGCTAGCGAGGTTTTTAATATCTGCTCTTCTACTGCTGCAATCTGCTTCTCAGTTGCCCCAGTAACATTTTGTAAAGCATTGGCTAGACGCTTCTGAGCTGCCTCATCTTCAATTGCTGCCTTGACGCCATCAACTGCCAGCTTGACCGCATAGGCCGC